CTGGAGGTCAAAACCTTGGAGAGATCACGGATATTGAGTACTTCAAAAAGAAATTATATAGGTCGCTCAATGTACCCCCATCAAGAATGGATGGAGAGGGAGGATTCAACCTGGGAAGATCATCAGAGATATTAAGAGATGAGTTAAAATTCACTAAATTTGTAGGTAGATTAAGAAAAAGATTCTCAAATATGTTCAATGATATGCTGAAAACTCAGTTATTATTGAAGAATGTTATCACTCCACAGGACTGGGAAGTCATGAGTGAGCACATACAATATGACTTCTTATATGACAATCATTTCTCCGAATTAAAGGAGACTGAACTCTTTAATGAGAGAATTGCGGTTGCTGCTACTGCCGAACCTTATATCGGTAGATACTATTCTCAGGATTATATAAGACGCAAGATTCTTAGACAAACTGATGAGGAGATCCTTGAACAAGATAAGATTATGGAGCAAGAGATTGCAGATGGTGTTGTTCGTGATCCAATGTCGGTAGATCCACAAACTGGTCTTCCATTAGAGATGATGGGTGCAGAAGCAGAAGGTGGAGCTGGTTCAATGGATGCAGGAGTTCCTGTTGCTGAACCAGATTTAGAGTCTGAAGTAATAGAAGATAAACCCAGAAAGATGCCAAAGGGTGGTGAAATATAAACCTCTAGCGTCAAAAGTACATAAATACTAAAGATTAAGCAATTTTATTACTAAATATGGATGAATTAATGGATATGATGGTGGATGATGCTTCCGCCTCACAAATCAGTGACAAGATAAAGGATCTGCTTTTTGCAAAATCAGCAGAGCGAGTTGATGCTTATCGCCCAGATGTATCATCATCTATGTTTGGTGATCAGGAAACAGAAGTAGAGGATGAAGTAGAAACTGAAGTCGATGCAGAAGCAGATACAGATGTTGAAGCAGAAGCAGATGACGAGACTGAAATTGAAGCGCAAGCCGATGATGAAGTCGTTCCTAATGAAGTTGAAAAATCTACTGCAAAAATCTACTAAATAACAAGTAAATGGACCTATTAATAAGATGGCATTAAATCCAATTGGCGCAGGTGCCTCAGTAGCAATAGCTGTGGGAGCAGGACAAACTTCAAGTGCATTTGATGTTCGATCAAATGCTATACGACTCGTTGCAGTCGGATCTGGTTGTCATGTTGTAGTTGGATCTGAAGATTTTACTGATAATGCTACTGGAGTACAACCAACAATATCAGACTTTTATATTCCGTCTGGTGGTGTTGCAACGTTACAACAGAAAAAAGCATCCCAAATTGTTGCATCAGTAGATACAGGTGCATCATCTACTGTGTTCTATGCACCAGAAGGTATGCAATGGCCTTTTGGAGTTGGTGATTATGTAGGTTTAAGTACCTCTAATAATCCTGATACTGATGTAGATATTAATTGGCCCACAATTGTTAATTATGTGCCAGTAACTGCAGTTGATAATGGTTCAGCAGGACCATATGGAAGTTTCAGTGCTAAGTTGACAGTGACTGCCACAACAAATGGTATCTCTACTGCTTTACCAACAAATGGTCAAGCAACTATCATAAGACAAAATAAAGTTTGTACTTTTGGTGGAAGCGATTCTAGTGCAGGTCATCTACATTATCAACAAGTTCAAATCTCAGGGGAAGCATAATGAAACTGATCAGAGAAGAAATTGAATCAGTCGAATTTCTTGTCGAGAACAAAGACGGCAAGAAGTCCATGTATATTGAGGGTGTCTTCTTACAAGGAAACATTAAAAATCGCAATGGTCGGTTGTATCCCGTAGAGGTTCTTCGCAAGGAAGTTGGTCGTTATAACGAAAACCATATCCAAGCAGGAAGAGCACTAGGAGAACTTGGTCACCCTGAAGGACCAACTGTAAACCTTGATCGTGTTTCTCATAAAATCGTTTCTCTTAAGGAGAACGGTTCAAACTTCATTGGTAAAGCGAAAATTCTCGGTACACCAATGGGCAAAATTGCTGCTTCTCTCGTTGAGGAAGGAGTAAAACTAGGAGTTTCATCTCGTGGTATTGGTTCTCTCAAACAAACAAGAGAAGGTGTCAATGTCGTAGGTGATGACTTTATGTTGGCAACTGCTGCTGACATCGTTGCTGATCCTTCAGCTCCCGATGCATTTGTAGAGGGAATTATGGAAGGAAAAGACTGGGTTTGGGATGGTGGAATTCTACGTGAGAAGTTCGTAGAAAGAACCTATAAGGAAATTAATACCTTAACCACTCAAAAACAACTTGATGAGAATAAGTTGAATTTATTTAATGATTTCTTATCAAACTTATAAAACTTCTAAATAAATATAGATTTTAACTAAAAGAATCGGAGTCGTACAAATGTCTCGTGGTACAAAATTACAAAAAATGGAAGAAGAAGTGAAGCAATCGAAGACTGCTGTTAACGCTAACGCGAAACCAGGAGATCCATTGCCTAAAGGTCCGCAGGGTAGTGTACCCCAAGACTTAACCCCAGTTGAAGATCTCGGTGGTCCAACACCAGAGAACTACAAGGTGGATGACGATTCAGCGAAACTTAAGGTTCCAGGTGGGACACTTAAGCAAGTATCCGATGTAGTTACTAACCGCAAAGGAAAAGTAGGAGCGATGCCAATGAAATCTGGTGACGAAGTAGAACTCGAAGCAGATCAAGAGGTCGTTTCCGAAGAACCTACAGAGGAAGAAGTAGTCGCAGAAGTTACTGAAGAAGAGACAACTTCAGAATTTAACATCGAAGATGATGTTAATGCACTTCTAAGTGGCGAAGATCTTTCCGAAGAGTTTAAAGCAAAAGCAAAAACAATCTTTGAAGCAGCACTGAATTCTAAAGTTGTTGAAGTCAAAGATGCTTTAGAAGAGCAGTTCTCTGCCCAACTTGAAGAGAGAGTGTTAGAAGAAAAAACTGCACTTTCTGAGAGAGTTGATTCTTATCTTGAGTACGTTGCTGACGAATGGTTCACTGAGAATCAGTTAGCTGTAGAAGGCGGACTTAAGGAAGAACTTACAGAATCATTCCTAAGTGGAATGAAAAATCTTTTTGAAGAACATTATGTATCAATCCCTGAAGAAAAATATGATGTGCTAGAGAGCATGGTAGAAAAACTTGATGACATGGAATCAAAACTCAATGAGCAAATTGAGAAGAACATCGGATTAAACAAGCGTCTCGCAGAGTCGGTTGCTGATGGTATCCTCGAATCTGTTTCTGATGGATTAGCGTCCACCCAGAAAGAGAAGCTCGCCTCACTTTCCGAAAGTGTAGAGTTTGCAAGTGAGCAAGAATATCGTGAAAAGTTGGAAGTACTTAAGGAATCTTATTTCCCTAGTAATGCACCAACATCTAAATCCGAAACTCTCTCAGAAGGTGTAGATAATTCAGAAGGTGTTTCATCACATTCTGCGTCTATGGATGCATATCTGAAGACGATGGCCGGATTTAAGAAATAACTGAATAAATTAACGTAAACCCTATTAACTAAGCAAATGTTCCAATCAGAACAGTTGCAGGAAAAGTGGGCTCCACTTCTCAATTATGAAGGTCTTGATAAGATCGAAGATCCTCATAAGAGATCGGTTACCGCCGTCCTGCTAGAGAACCAAGAAAAATTCCTCAGAGAGGAGCAGTCTTTTGGATCAGGTCTAAACCTGATGACAGAAGCAAACGGACCAACAAATAGTGGTAATGCTAACGGAGCCCAAGGTGGGTTCGGTGCTAGTTCATCTACCCCTACTGCTGGTTTCGACCCAGTATTGATTAGTCTAATACGTCGCTCAATGCCAAACTTGGTCGCATATGACCTTGCTGGTGTTCAACCAATGAGTGGACCTACTGGACTCATCTTCGCAATGCGTTCACGCTATATCAACCAGACCAGTAATGAGACATTCTACGACGAAGTAGATACTGGTTACTCTGGATCTAACGACGGATTCGGCACAATTGGTGCTGGTAACACCGTCAGTTGGACAGACCGCAACGCTGGTTTCGGTACAACTTCAACCGCAGGAACTAAAGGTGGTACTAACCCCGCAGTTCTTAACCCTGTATCATCTGCAACGTCAGGTAGCTACAAGGTTGGTCAGGGTATGTACACTGGTACTGCTGAGGCTCTCGGATCAACCGATGGTCAACAGTTCAACCAGATGGCATTCTCCATCGAGAAGGTTACTGTTACCGCACGTTCCAGAGCACTAAAAGCAGAGTACAGTTTAGAACTCGCTCAAGACCTTAAAGCAATTCATGGACTGAATGCTGAAGCGGAATTGGCAAACATTCTCTCTACAGAGATCCTTGCTGAAATTAACCGTGAAGTTATTCGTACCATCTATAAAGTTGCTGAACAGGGTGCTGTACAAAACACTGCTACTGCTGGTATCTTTGACCTAGACGTTGACTCCAACGGTAGATGGTCAGTTGAGAAGTTCAAAGGACTTCTATTCCAGATCGAGCGTGATGCTAACGCAATCGCACAAAGAACTCGTCGCGGGAAGGGCAACATCATCATGTGTTCTGCTGACGTAGCGTCTGCACTAACCATGGCTGGTGTGCTTGATTACACTCCTGCACTCAACGCTAATCTTAACGTTGATGACACAGGTAACACATTCGCTGGTGTACTACAAGGCAAGTATAGAGTCTACATTGACCCATATTCTGCTAACCTTACTGCTGCTAACGGAGCACCTACAGGTGGTAACCAGTACTATGTTGTTGGTTATAAAGGTGGTTCACCTTACGACGCTGGACTCTTCTACTGCCCATACGTTCCACTACAGATGGTTCGTGCAGTTGGCGAGAATACCTTCCAACCAAAAATTGGATTTAAGACAAGATATGGTCTTGTTGCTAACCCATTTGCTGAAGGTACTACAGTTGGTGCTGGTGCGCTTATGCCATCCACTAACCGCTACTACAGACGTGTTGCTGTTAAGAACCTTATGTAAGAAGTCTATATCTTCTTTCAATCACAAAGGGACCCGAAAGGGTCTCTTTTTTTGTCTAAATATAATATAAAGTTGTATTGAGTAAAAATGTTTTGCAAGGTAAAAAAGAATATTAAAGAATACCGTGAGTTTCAATTGAAGATGTATACTCGTATAGAAGATACATTTGAACAACGGTTAGCAGGAGTCAAGGCTGCTAAAGCAAAGTTAGAAGAACAGATGAAAAGAGATGCTACTGAAAAACTTCATGATGATATGAGAGAAGAGTCCTAAATATATAAGGAGACCTGCATGAACTAATGGCAACGCGACCATCACAAATTGAGAATAGAAATTTTCTATCACCAACTGGTTTTAAGTTCAATCTTAAAAGAAGTCCAGGTGTAGCATATTTCTGCAACCAAGCAAACATTCCAGATTTAAATCTTGGAACTACATTGCAACCAACTTACCTTAGAGATATTCCCGTTCCTGGAGATAAGGTTGATTTTGGTGATTTAAATTTAAGATTTTTGGTTGATGAGGATCTTAAAAATTATATGGAAATACAGAATTGGATAAGAGGATTAGGTTTTCCTGAAGAGAACCAAGAGTTTAGAGATCTTGACGCAGGTGGATTAACTCCCAAACAAAATTATGGACAAAAAATGCAAGACATATATTCTGACGGAACTTTACAGATACAAAGTAGTAACTATATTGCTAAATTTAATGTAAATTTTAAAGATTTATTTCCCGTAACCTTGACAACTCTTAGTTTTGATGCTACAGATACAGATATAGATTACTTTACAGCAGACGTATCTTTCAAGTATACTATGTACGATATAACTGATTTAGCTAACAAACCTTTATGACTTTTGATCTTGAAGCAATTCAAGAGATGTGGGAGAAAGATTCAAAAATAGATAGAGACAATCTACATGATGAGTCATTGAATATCCCATCTCTACATGCAAAATATTTTGAAATATATAATACTTTATTCCTTTTAAGAAAGAAAGCAGAGCAGCAAAGGAAAAACATCCGACATGAACGGTATGAGTATTTTAGTGGGAAAGCAGACCCAGAAGTCTATATAGAAAATCCCTTTGGAAAGAAGATAAGAGATAAAGATACCATGCAGAAGTATTTGGATGCAGATGAGAAGTTATCTAATACATCTTTAAAGATAGATTATTATGATACAATGTTAGTTTACTTAGAAAGTATTCTCAAAGTAATTCAGAATAGAACTTATCAAATTAAGAATGCTATTGAGTTTATGAGATTTAATGCAGGTCTAGGGTAATGGAATCACAATTTATTAAAGTTTATAAAGATGTGCTTCCTCCAGAGTTGTGTAAGCATATGATTGATACATATGAAAAATTGTGGAGTGAACAAGAAGAACAAATAAAGAAGATGAGTATCTGTTATAATTCAGAAGGGATTAAAACTTGTGGTGCTTGCAATTGTCAAAGACTTGATATTATGCAGCATCATGAATTTAGAGAACCTTTTAACCAAGTTATTAATAGATTCCAATCGGTAATTGGTCAATATAAAAAAGATGTTACTGTTCATGAGAGACAATGGCCAATAAACTATAGATATGAAAATCTTAGAATAAAAAGATTTCTTTGTGATGGAGAACAACAACACGATACTCATGTTGATGCAACTAATGCTGATACTGCTAGAAGATTTCTAGCATTAGTTTGTTATTTGAATGATGATTTTGATGAAGGAGAAACTGAATTTCCTCAATACAATATGAAAACAGAAGTATCTACAGGAACAGTTGCCTTATTCCCTGTTGCATGGAGTTATCTTCATCGAGGAAAACCACCTAAGAATGGATATGCAAAATATATGTTAGGATGTTTTCTGCAATATGATGATAAACAAGATATGGATAGAATAGGATATAAAACAATGGGACTTGACAAGAATGGATTTGGGTAGATAAATACACCCAGATGCATGGAATAGGTGATTGATACGTCAGCCAATGTTGTAATTGGAAAAACAAATGAAGTTTTCCTGCAGATAAATGCTGAACCACATATTCAATATGAACTCCGAGACCACTTTACGTTTGAGGTCGAAGGAGCCAAATTTATGCCCCAGTACCGTAAGAGAAATTGGAATGGGCAAATACATCTATTTGATTTAAGATCAAAGAGAATTTATATTGGACTATTAGATAGAATTATTTCTTTCTGTAAGAGAAGAGATTATAGTTATAAATTTGTAGACAATGAATATTATGGAACACCTTATGAAGAAAATGAGGGAATCTCATATCTAGGTGTTAAAGATTATATGAGTTCTATATGTTCTCATTCTCCAAGGAAGTACCAAATTCAGGGAGTATACGATGCTTTAAGACATAATAGAAAGCTATTGATATCACCAACTGCTTCAGGCAAATCGTTGATGATTTATTCTCTTGTAAGATATTACGTTGATAGGCAGCAAAAAATTCTTTTAGTTGTTCCAACGACATCCTTAGTAGAGCAGATGTATAAGGATTTTGAAGAGTATGGCTGGGATTCTGAGTCATATTGTCACCGTATCTATTCGGGCAAAGAAAAAACTAATGAATATCCTGTCACTATTACTACTTGGCAATCTGTCTATAAATTAGAAAGATCCTTTTTTGAAGATTATAATGTGGTAATAGGTGATGAAGCGCACTTATTCAAGAGTAAGTCCTTAGTATCTATAATGACAAAACTTCACCATGCAAAATATAGATTTGGTTTTACAGGTACATTAGATGGTACACAAACTCATAAATGGGTATTGGAAGGATTATTTGGACCATCATATAAAGTAACTCAAACTGATGAGTTGATGAGGCAGGGACACCTTTCCCAGTTAGATATTCAATGTCTTGTTCTTAAACATCCTCCTCAAAAATTCGAAACTTATGAAGATGAAATACAATATCTTATTACGCATGAACAAAGAAATAATTTTATAACTAATCTTACATTAGATTTAAAAGGCAATAGTCTTGTATTGTATAGTAGAGTAGAAACTCATGGGGCTATACTTTATGAGCAGATAAATAATAATAAGCGAAGTGAAAGAAAGGCATTTTTCGTCCACGGTGGTGTAGATGCTGAAGAAAGAGAATTAGTTAGGGAAATTACCGAGAGGGAACACAATGCCATCATCGTTGCCTCTTATGGAACATTTTCTACAGGCATCAATATTAAAAATCTCCATAACATTATCTTTGCCTCACCGTCAAAATCGAGAGTTAGAAATCTACAAAGTATTGGACGAGTACTTAGAAAAAGTTCTACCAAAGTAAAAGCAATCTTATATGATATATCTGACGATTGCTCTTATAAATCTAAAAAAAATTACACATTAAACCACCTCATAGAACGAATTAAAATCTACAATGAAGAAAATTTTAACTATGAAATAATCACTATACAATTAAAGAAATAATATGGAAGATGATTTTTACGCAACAATCAAATTAAAATCTGGGGAAGAGATATACGCTAAGGTAGC